ATGAATAAGGAGGCTAATTAAAATGATAAAAGAAGCAATCGAGTATTTATTTAATAAAGGTACTGAGGAATTTGGTTCACTCGAAGTTGAGGGAAAGACCTACATAACAGGAAATGCATCAATGATTGAAGAACCAAGAGTTAATAAAGCCTTTCTCTTAACAACTCTTACTGGCATTGTAGATTACATCAATAATGCAGTTGATGTAAAAGAGGTAGGTAGAGAAATGACAATTCACATTGATGATCCAAATACAGTAAGTATATATTCGCAACTCAATGATGAACGAAAAAGAGAGCAGTTAGTTATTGCAAAGGCAATTCTACCAAATGTTGTATATGACCGATTTCTAGAATCAGAAAATTTCATTATCGAACTAATGAGTAAGTTTGAACCTACAGAAGACCGTGAAAAAGTACTTAAGTTGTTTGGATGTATTAAGTCAGAACAAGTACATAAATCAATGGATGATGGTTTATCACAAACAGTTACTGCTAAAAAGGGAATATCTACAGTAGCGGAAATGGAAGTTCCGAACCCTGTAACATTAGCTCCATATAGAACATTTCCGGAGCTTCCACAACCAACTAGTAAATTTGTATTAAGACTTCAAGATGGTCCTGAAGCTGCTTTGTTTAATGCTGGAGGTACTTCATGGAGAGTCGAAGCAATGCAAAGTATTAAGGAATACCTTGATGAGGGTATTAATCCAGAGCTTAAAGAGTTCGTGAAAATTATTATGTAATAAAGAGGGCAATTGCCCTCTCTGCATTAAAATAAGGGTATACAAATGTATATCCAAAACGATAGTGTATACCCTAATGTATACCCATAAAATCATTAAATGTATAGACATTGTATACCCATGATTAGGTCGTATACCTTTATGTATATACAAAATAATAAAACTACTGTGGGAGGTAGAAAAATGAGATATGCAATAACTGTTGATCCTGGTAAGGATACAACGAAAGCAATATGTAGTTTTCGTGACTCAATAGGTCCACTAAATGAAAAGAAAACATCATTTCCAACACGGCTATATGATTTAAGCAATGGAGATATTGAAATTCAAGGCAATTCATTTCATGTCGTTTATGATGATAAAGAACTTGTCATAGGAGAGCAAGGTGAGCTTTATGACACTCAAACTACAAAAACATCACTTTTACATAAGTTAGCAATATTTTCTGCAATATCTAAACTAATAGATCCCCTTGATAAAGAACCATGCATTGTACTTACAGTAGGATGCCCAACAACCATTTTCAGGAACAAGTCATTAAAAGAAGAATATAGGGAATACATAAAGTCTAATCCAATCGTGATTATTAACAATCGTAAGCATTTATTTAACTTTGAAAAAATCATTATCAAAAACGAAGGTTCAGGCATTGTTTACTTAGAACCTAATATTTTTCTGCAAAAAAGAGTCGCGGTTTTTGATATTGGAGGTAAACAATTTAATTTTGGGATTTTTGATAATAGAGTATTGATACCCAGTAGCTCTTTTAGCAATAACTTTGGTGGTACAAAATTACAATCCTTGGTAAGGCAAGAACTCAATATTGCGTTAGGTATTGATTGTAGTTTAATGGATGCCAAAAATGCTATAGAGAATGGTGGTATTTTTATTGATGGAGAGCTTAACGCAGATAGTGTAATCGTAATTAAAACAACAATTTCGCGTTTTATTAAGGATTATATACTAAAGTCTCTTGAAGAAAGCAATATTTCAATTAGCTTAATGCCAGCAGTTGCTGTAGGAGGTACTAGCTTCAGTGTTTTAGATGAGTTTAAAGAGATTGTTCCACATTTAATAACACCTACTAAAGCAGATAGTATTGAAACCTTTCAATGGGCAAATGCAGAGGGTTTTCATATTGTCTGTAAAGTAAAAGCAGGGATGATTAATGGCTGAAGACAGACCTCAAAAACCACTTAAATTTAAAAAAGATAATATAGATGTCTATAATATTCTTTGTGGCAAAGAAAACTTTACGCAGTATGTTTGTGATGCTGTTAGATTTTATGAAAAAAACTCACATTTAAAACAAGAGATCTCAAAAACAAAGTCAAATGAGAGTAGTAATGCAATTTTAGATGATATTCGGAATAAATTACAACGTATTGAGGATGCAATCAACAAATTGCCTAACGGTTTAGAACAGAAAAACCCCTTGGTGGACAGTCAACTTATTAATCAAATCTTAAGTGAGGATGATTAGCAAAAGAAGGTGTAAAGCTTGTCAAATTTATTACCATTATGTAGTTGTGAAAACTGTGGTTATACTACCTGGTGCTTGCCAAGTTTCACATCTGGTATTTGCCATAAATGTGGCGGTGTTGTTACAAAAAATGAATCTAAAGACGAGAAGGTGAAACATTGACAAGAATAATTGAAACTCCAAGTTACTATTCAGTATTAACAGCTGAAGTTAGGTATGATAAACGCTTAAAACCAAATGAAAAGATACTTTTTGGTGAAATTACAAGCTTATCATCTGTAAATGGTTTTTGTAATGCAGGTAATGCATACTTCTCTAAGCTATATGACGTTGAAAACGAGACAATAAGCAGATGGATATCTAAGTTAGAGCAATATAGTTACTTAAAGCGTCAGATAATTTACGGTGAAAATAAACATATTATTGAGCGAAGATTGTATATAAATTGCATTGAAAAAAACATACCCCCTATTGACGAAATAATCAATACCCCTATTGATAAAAAAGTCATTACCCCTATTGACGAAAAAGTCAAAGAGAATAATACAAGTGTATTTAATAATACAAGTACTAAACATATATGTACAGAATTTGATTTAATTGTTCAAGATTACAATTCAATTTGTGGCAGTAAGCTTCCCAAAGTAACCATCTTAAGTGAAAAGAGAATTAAAAGTATTAATGGGTTACAAAAAGCTATTAAAGACATTGATTTTAAAATGCTTTTTCAGAAAACTATTGAAAGTAAGTTTTTAACTGGCAGTTCGGGAACATGGAAATGTAATTTTGATTGGCTAATGAATAGTACAAATGCCCTTAAGGTGCTAGAAGGCAATTACACAGATAATTTTAATAAGGCAGGTGAAAAAAAGAATGCCAAAGACGTTCGAAGAGATGCTGAAGGAAAAACAGCTAGCCAACTTGCAGAAGAACTCATCAAGTCACATAAAGGACCAATCGAAGATATTGTCACCAACTTTTAAATGTCCAATATGTAAGGATGTTGGGGCTGTATTATACAAAGTCAAAGATAAGTTTGGAAAGGAATATGATTATGCTAATCCATGCGAATGTAGGACTGGAAGAATAAAAGAATGTAGATTACTATTTGCAAATATTCCAGACGAATTTAAAAATCTTACTATCAATAGTTTTGAAACGAATATTTATAAAAATCAAGCCTTTGAAGCTGTTCAGGTAAAAAAAATCTGTGCTAACTATGTTAATAACTTTCAAGAAATGAAAGAAAAAGGAAAAGGCTTGTATTTACACAGTGAGACTAAAGGTAGTGGAAAAACAAGGATGGCAATTAGTATAGCAAATGCAATTATAAATTATAAAAATACAGCTGCTAAGTTCACGACAGCAATAAGGATTATCGAAGAAATTAAAAGAACATTTAATGATGATCTTGCTGATAAGAATGTTATTCGAGATTTACAAAGAATAGATGTTTTGGTTATTGATGATATAGGAACAGAACGTAACAAACCCTTTGTAAACGAACAATTTTATTCAATACTTGATGAACGACTTATAAATAGAAAAGTAACTATATTTACATCAAATTGTGCGATCGAAGATTTAGAAATTGATGATAGAATTGTAAATCGTATTCAAAAAATGGCGGTACCCATAAGGTTTCCCGAAGAAAGTATCAGATGGGATTTAGCAATTGAAGAGAATGAAAGTATTATTACAGATCTATTAAAACCTTGAAAGGAATAATACTATGGAAGAATGGGTAGGAGCTCATGAATGGGTAGAAAATCACACAATGCTTACTGATAAAGATTTGATGAATCCAGACAAAAGTGAGATTGAAAAAATTACGAAAGAAATAGAGCAGGAGTTAAATGCTTCAAACATGAAACAAAGGGAATTAGATAATATTTTAATTCATTCCAAAGACAAACTTATTAGTTTCTGTATTGAAAACCTTAATAAAAGCTTTCAGATGTTTGAAGTAACGAGAGACTTCCCAGTGGTTAAATCTTATCACTACAAATGATTTATGAACTAGCACAAAAAGCTTTAGATTTAAAAGGTTACAAATTAACAAAGTGTGGAAAATCATGGTACAAGAGTACGAAAGTGGTGAGCTAAGATGCCAAGAAAACAAGATAAACCATGTGGATTTGTAGCTGGTTTAACATTAGATTATGGATGGAGCGAGGAAGAGAAATACATAGCAGAAAAGATGTTAAAAAATGGAGCTACAATATCCCAATTAGCTAAAGAATTTCAAAGACAAATACTTGAAGTTATGATTTTGGTTGATGATCTGATTAAGAAAGGGAGCATCGAATCAAATAAGTCAATATTGAGAGAGGTGAGCTAGTGAATAAAATTGCCTTAACTGAATCACTAAAGTTATTAGTTGATATATTTTCGGGAGGTGGTGGCGCCTCAGTTGGAATAGAAATGGCCACTGGTAGAGAAGTAAACATAGCTATTAATCATGATATGGATGCAATATTAATGCATAAAACCAATCATCCTCATTCACAGCACTTACTGGAAGATATTTGGGATGTTAGTCCATTGAAAGTAACAGAAGGTCGCCATGTAGGATTATTATGGGCTTCACCTGATTGTAAACATTTCAGCAAAGCAAAAGGTGGAAAACCAAAGGATAAAAATATTAGATCATTACCATTCGCTATTGTAAAATGGGCAAGGCATGTTCGTCCTGATGTAATAATTGCTGAAAATGTAGAAGAGATTCAAACGTGGGGGCCTCTTAACAAAAAAGGAATACCTATAGCAAAAAGAAAAGGCGAAACATTTAATCAATTCATAAGAAAGCTAAGAAAACTTGGTTATTCTGTTCAATGGAGAGAATTAGTGGCTGCTGATTACGGCACTCCTACAACTAGAAAACGTTGGTATATGATAGCTCGATGTGATGGAAATCCTATCACATGGCCTCAACCAACACATTCAAAAACAGGAGAGAACGGATTAAAAAAATGGGTACCTGTTTCAACAGTATTAGAATTTTCGGATTTAGGGAAATCCATATTCGGACGTAAAAAGCCTTTAGCAGAAAATACCATGAATCGTATTGGAAGAGGAATGGATAAATTTGTATTTAATAATCCTGAACCATTCATTCTACAAATAGGACAATCTGGATTTACTAAAGATAGGAATAAAACGATTCATGAACCTCTTATTACGATAGTTACTAAGAATGAACACTGCCTGGTATCACCAGTACTTGCTCCATTTATGGCAGTTAATACATCTAACCATCCAGGTGGGAGCGCAGGTGCACCAATACACACTATTACAACCGGGGGACATCACGCATTAGTATCACCTATCTTGATTCAATATCATTCTGAGACTTCTGAAAACTCTGTAAGAGCATATGAAGTTAAAGAACCAATAATGACAATTGATGCAAGTCCAAGGTATGCATTAGCTAGTGTGTTTATATCAAAAGCATATGCCGGATGCAGTAGATCAACAGCATCAAGCGTTGATGATCCGTGTCACACAATTACAGCTAGACAGGTCCATTCATTAGCAGGAGTATTTCTAACAAAATTCTATAAAACAGGTACTGGTCAAGAAGTTACAGAGCCCCTACATACAATAACTACCTCAGCAGGACATTTTGGGGATGTAAAAATTTTAATGGTTGAGAAAGAAGAAGTTATAAGTGAATTCCGTGAAAAGTGCAATATGGTAGCATCATTCATCATGGAATATTACGGTCAAGGCACAGGACAATCACTTAATGATCCACTACATACTATTGTTACAAAAGACCGCTTTGCATTGGTTACTGTTTACGGTATAGATTATGTCATTGTTGATATCACGTTGAGAATGCTGACTCCTAATGAACTTTTTAAGGCACAAGGCTTTCCAGAAGACTACATTATCGATCAGGACTACAAGGGACGTGCTTATCCAATATCAAAGCAAGTAGCAAGGTGTGGCAATAGTGTATGTCCTCAGATGGCAAAAGTATTAGTTGAATCAAATTGTAGTGATTTAAAAACTGGAGAACGCGCACCAAACATGAGAATAGATTCTAGCCATGAGCAACTAAGATTTGCATAGAGAAGGAGACTAAAACGGTGTTAAGACAAGAAACTGAATTGTGGCAAGTAGCGGGCACAGAAATTGAAGTAACTAGCGAAATTGAAAAAGGAAAAAGAATGGATACAAAAGTAATGCTTAATATAACAGTTAATGTATCAGGTGAAAGCCTAACTGATTTTTTAAATCTAATTGGAGCAATTATTGAAGAATATAGTATTTAAACTTACAGGAGGTAACCTATGATATTTAAAGAACTTAAAGAAAATCCTAAAGATGGATTTTATAAAGTATTAAATAAAGACATATTTATTGTAGTCGAAGGTAACAAAGTAGTACATAGTCCTTACAGAAAAAGTATAAGAGATGATGAAAAAATAATTAAGCTTAAAAAAGGGAGTTGATTAGCAACTATAGGGAAAGACGGAAATGTAACTTATTAGAAGAAAACTATTGTTGACTAATTAAGAAAAATTGAACCTTGAAAACTGAATAAAGAAAAAATAAGATTTCTATAAAAGATTGTATATGATATACTTATTAAAGGTGTTTATAACACTAATTTCAAGAATAACATAGTTAGCTGATATTTAATCAGATTATCAAAAAGGGGATAATGTATGGAATTTAATAAATTACCCATGTATGATATGTCACTTAGGCAATTTGAAGATCTATGCTATGATTTATTAAAAGCAAACGAAGAAGTAGAAATAGTCACCAGGATCAAAGATGACGAAGGTTTCGATTTTGAGGGAGAAGAAAAATTTAGTAGTGGCAAATCAAAGTCATTTCTAGTAGTGGTTAAACACTGGTCTAAATTTAATATAAACGGTGTGGCAGAAGCTCTATTAAGATTTATAACAATAGAAAATTTTGACAAACTTATTTTTATTACTTCTGCCAAACTAACGAATACACAGCATGATGAGGTGAAAAATCTTGTAGAAGATATAGATAGAAATATTGATTTTAGTATTATAGACTATAATCGAATTCTAAAACTTGTTAATGATAATATAGAAATTCATAAAAAGTATTTTCAAAATATTAATTTAGTTATTAAAAAAAGATATATTTATTTATCGTCTTCAGTCTTAACAATTATAACATCACTCCTTTTTATTAGTATACAAGTATTAATTGTTAATAATAACAAAGATTCTGACAAACTTGATAACCGAATAGTAAACGTTACCGAATCTATAAACAGTCTCCATGATCTTGAAGAAGACTTAGAGGGTATAAGAGACGATATGATTCAAATGGAAATTGAATCACAACTTATCAAGGAAGAATATGATAGCGCAAAAGAATTAGAGAAAATAACTGATGATGAAATTAAAGCTATTACATATGCATTAAATAAAAAAAGTTTTTGGCAGGTTATAATTCAAACTATACCTGGATTTTTAATTGGTATTGCATCATCAGTAATTGGAAGCATTTTTTATGAGGCTTATAAAAAGAGACGTCAATTATCTCCATAGGGATGATTAAACATCAGCTAACATTAGTTTTCTTGACACTAATCAGTTGGGAAAAATATTGTTAAAAATTAATACTGTACCGTAAAGTGCAACATTTTAAAGGAAATCTCAAAGGTTTCCTTTTTCAGTGCAAAAAACAGTTCATAATAGTCTAATTATTGAGGTATGAAGCGAAAGCTTAATATAATAACGGTATCTACAGCCTAATGTGGGAAAGGAGTACCCTTGTAAGGCATTTAAACAAATCTTAGTATATAATACACGTATTATTTTAGCCCGAAGTTACAATCGGATTTGTTGTAACAGCTAGTCCGGCTCAAGGACCAGGGGCGAACCTCAGAGCCTTGCCCCCAATAATTAAAACAATTAATATGATTTACATATATGGGGGTAATAAAATGGCAAGACATATGACAAATGAAAAAATTGAAAAGCTTGGAGAATACCTAAAGAAATATACGACAATAAAAAGAATGATTAAGCATGATGAAAAACTTCTTGAAGATTATTATGGACTTACAGGAGTTAACTATGATAAGGTTATAGTTAATCCAACAAATAAGTTTCATAGCGATACGGAGAATCAAACGATATCAAAAATTGATATTGAAAATAGATTGTTTAATAATAAAAAACAACTTAAAAGGATAGACTTGGCACTAGATATCCTTGACGATGAAGCCAGAAGGATTATAGTTGATTATTATATTCATGATTTAGGATGGATTGTAATAGCTAGAAAAGTTGGAACATCAGATAGAAATTGCCGAAGAATTAGAGATGAAGCAATGATTCAAATACACGAAGCATTTTATGCAGAAAGACTTGATATGAAAACTGGACACGCTCAAATTGCTCTAGATGCTGTCATGGTCTAAAAGTATGTCCTAATTCTGTCCCTATCGTGTCCTAATAATACCATATATTAATGATATAATAATATTGTGAAAGTTTACAGAAGTAAGCCGAAGCTACCCCCACAGCAATCACCCATTCATATCCTTCGAATGGGTGATTATTATATTGTAAAGAAGGGATGATATTGAATACTGTACAGCCAATAAGAGACTTTGAACTTATAGAAGACATTGGAGAGTTTTTAAGGTTATCATCATATAGAAATTTTGTGCTTTGGTCAACAGGAATATATGCTCCCATAAGGATATCTGATATATTAGATTGGAAAGTACGCGATGTTCGTAACAAGGATTTCGTATCTATACGTGAGAAGAAAACTGGCAATGAACAACTATTCCCAATCAATAGTGAATTGAGAAAAATACTGGATCACTATATAGATGGGAAAAAAGATTATGAATATTTGTTTGCTTCAAGACAAAAAAATGGTAAAGGTATATACGGACCAATTTCAAGACAGCAAGCATATTATATCCTCAACGTAGCTGCAAAGTATTTTAAACTACAAAATATTGGGTGTCATACGATGAGAAAGACTTTTGGATATCATTATTATCAACAAACTGGAGATATTATTACATTACAAGAGATTTATGGCCATTCTCATTTTAGTATTACAAAGAGATATATTGGTTTAACTCAAGAGATGAAAAATAAGGCTGTAAAAGATTTTAAATATAAGAAGTTAAGGAAATCAAGTTGATGATTGAATTCTGTTTGTCATATTAATGTTTTGTCAAACTCACATATATGTTTTTAATTATATATATAGAAGGAAAAATTTTCGTTGAGTTTAACACAATAGTAAGATATGACAAACTCAACACAATAGAGTAAAAAGGATTTTTAATAACTTTAATTGTATATTCTATGTATTTATTATTTGTAAATTACCATGAATTATCGTAATCAAAATAATACTTGGGAATATAAAATAAGTTGATCTATATTCTAAATGTAGGATTAATCATCAGATATACTAATAAATGAAAAATGAAAAATGAAGTGGGTTTCATAGCAGCATCACTTGAATAAGAGTGATATTAACTATTTATCCACTTCATATTTGTATATTATTTGTATTATGAGGGGGGTGGAAGACCAAGATATACTTGGAGCTTCCTGAATGGAAGACCAAGACATGCTTGGAACTTCCTAAATAACTAACCCCCTACCTAGTACATATAAAGTCTATTAGTACAATAGGTAGAATGAAACCAATAAACATGATAGTTACGCGCATTGTTATATTGGAACTTTGACGTTCGAATGCATTGCTATCCATTAAGTTCATTCTCATAATACAAACCTCCTTTATTTTCTAGATTATAATATATGCTACAATCAATATATTAATTCTCAACTACCATGGACACCATAATAGATACTTTTAAATATATTTAAAGGCTAAAAGGTACTTCCAGCGACTTACATCACTTGCGGGTGCTCAGACGCCCAAAGCGTGTTTAGTTACAAATAATATTTTTAGAGGGTTTCCAGTTCCGCACGAATAAAAAGAAAAGGAATGAGCCATGATGGACCACAAAAATGATTCAAATGAAAATATAAATACCCTTACAGTTTCAGGAACAGTAATGGCTAAAATATTAAACGTTACTGATCGTAGAGTTAGACAGTTTGCAGAAGAAGGATTAATAGATAAAGCAGCTAGAGGAAAGTATGCATTGATATCAAGTGTACAAAAGTACATAGCATTTATAAAAACGAATAAAGATATTGAAGGTTCTAAAGTCAAAGAACTAAATTATGATGATGAACATGCAATACATGAAAAAGTTAAAAGAGAAATAGCTGAAATTACACTTGCTAAGATAAAAGGTGAAGTACACGAGGCACAGGACGTTAAGCATGTAATGGAACATATGCTATCAAACTTTAGAGCTAGATTGATGAATGTTCCTTCCAAGTTAGCACCTATATTATTAGCAAGAGATAACATACCTGTCATTCAATCTATGATAGAGAAAGAAGTTATTGAAGTTTTAGAAGAGTTATCGGAGTATAATTCAGAAGTATTCTTATCACAGGACTACATTGCATTAGAAGATGAAGATGAAGAGGAAGATGAAGAAATTGACAGCGAAAACGAAGAAGAATACGAAAACCAAGAAAACAATTAAAGCTAAAACCCTTAGATTGTTCAAAGAAATTGCTAGAATATTATCGCCACCACCTAAGTTAACCGTTAGTGAGTGGGCAGATCAATATAGAAAACTTTCATCTGAAAGTTCTGCAGAGCCGGGGCAATGGAGAACTGATAGAGCGCCATATCAAAAAGAGATTATGGACGCAGTTAGTGATCCAGAAGTAGAGAAAATAGTGGTAATGTGCTCTTCACAAGTTGGAAAAACAGAAATCCAACTAAATATCATTGGTTATCATATTGATTATGACCCAGCTCCGATAATGGTAGTAATGCCAACAGAGTTACTTGCAAAAGCGTTTTCCAAAAAACGTCTTGCAACTATGATTAGAGATACACCAGCAATAAAAGATAAGATTAGTGAAAGTAAATCTAGGGATGGTGACAATACCATCCTTGAAAAAGGATTCCCAGGGGGATACGTTGTTATGGTTGGGGCAAACTCACCTACAAACTTATCGAGTAGACCAATTAGGATATTACTGGCCGATGAAGTAGATAGATTTCCTCTTTCAGCCGGCAATGAAGGTGATCCATTAAGTTTAGCAGAAAAAAGAACAACAACATTTCATAATAAGAAAAAGATATTTGTATCTACCCCGACAGATAAAGAGACTTCTAGAATTGAAGTTGAATTTGAAGCAAGCTCTAAAGAAGAATGGAATTTAGCATGTCCAATGTGTGGAAGATATCAACCATTATCATGGTCTCAAATTAGATTTGATGATGAAACAATGGAATGTAAATATTGTAAAGAACGTTTTTCTGAATTTGAATGGAAAGAACAGCCAGGCATATGGATACCTAGCAAACCAGAGATTACTAATGTGCGTGGTTTTCATTTAAACGCACTAGCTAGTCCATGGGAACGCTGGGGTACTATCATAGATAACTTTAGAGAGGCTAAAGCTAAGGGTAAAGAAGTATTAAAAACATGGGTTAATACAACGCTTGGGGAATCTTGGGAAGATCAAGAGGGTGAAATGGCCGATGAAGAGGCTCTTCTTAAGAGAAGGGAACGCTATGGATGTGAACTACCTGACAAGGTACTCATAATTACAGCTGGGGTTGACGTCCAAGATGATAGATTAGAAATAGAAGTAGTTGGTTGGAGTCATAATTTTGAATCATGGGGTATTGAATACAGACAATTTATGGGTGACACTACCAATGATATGGTTTGGAAAGACCTAGACCAGTACTTAATGAAAGAATTTAGTTTTGAAGATGGAAACAAGTTAATGATATCATGCTGTTGCGTTGATAGTGGTTATAATGCTTCAGATGTATATAAATTCTGCAAAAAAAGAGAACATCGAAGGATATTTGCTATAAAAGGTAAGGGTGGGTATGGAATCCCTTTTATTGGAAAGCCAACAAGGAGTAATAAAGAAAAATGCGCCTTATTTACTCTTGGTGTTGATGCAGGAAAGTCAAAATTAATATCAAGATTAAAAGTGCAGTTTGAAGAAGAGACTGGATATTGTCACTTTCCTATTGAAAGTGGTCGTGGTTATGACCAATATTACTTTAAAGCACTCACTAGTGAGCGTAGAGTAGTTAAATATTCTAAAGGAGAAAGGCAATTTGAGTGGAAAAAGAAAAAAAGTGGAGCAAGAAATGAAGCGCTAGACTTAAGAAATTATGCTACAGCAGCAGTTGAAATACTTAATCCACCCTTTGATGTGCTTGAAAAGACTATTAAAAACAAGCCTAATCAAAATATTAGAGTTGATAATAGTCAAAAACCTCGAAGAGGTGTGGTTAATAGGGGTATTGAAATTTAGAAAGCAGGTGATAAATAACATGGCTGAAACTAGACTTACGATGACAAAAGAACGTCTAAATCAATATTATGATGCAGAAAAGGCAATACTTGCTGGTCAAGAGTATAAAATCGGAACTCGCAGCCTAAAAAGAGCTGATTTAAAGACTGTTCAAGATGCAATTAAGGAATTAGAAAAAACGGTTGATGAATTAACAAAGAAAGAAATAACAGGTGCATCTAGAAAATCCTTTAGAATTACACCTAGAGATTTATAGGAGGTATTAAGGTGAATATTATAGACAAAACAATAAACTACTTTAGTCCTCAAAAGGGTCTTGAAAGAGAAATTGCCAGAGTAAAAACAGACATACTTAATAGTGGTTATTCTGGGAGTGGTGCAAGTCATGACAAGAAGTCAATGAAGGGTTGGACAGATAAAAGCGAGAGCCCATTTAAGGATATTGATAAAAATTTACCCACCTTGAGAAGTAGATCAAGACAATTGTTTATGAATGCTCCAATTGCTACGTCTGCAATTAAGACCAACAGAACAAATGTTGTTGGACAAGGACTTAAACTTAAAAGCAGAATAGATTTTACAAGACTTGGTATAACTCAAGAGGCTGCTGATCAGTGGGAAAAAAATACAGAGAGGGAATTTAATCTTTGGGCAAAATCTAGATGGTGTGATGCAACACGTCTTAATAATTTTTTCGAATTACAACAAATTGCACTAATGTCTTGGCTAATGAATGGTGATGGATGGGCACTTATTAAGCAGCAAGATATAACTAGATTTATGCCATATTCATTAAATATTTATCTTATTGAAGCGGATAGAATATCAACTCCCCAAAAAGATGTTAATGGTAATTGGCTTACTTTAGATAATGAAATAAAGAAAGCTGCTAATGGCAACTTAATCTATAATGGAGTAGAAATAAACTCAAATGGTGCCGTTGTAGCATATTGGATTTGTAATTCATATCCCTCAGACAACAACATGATTAAAAAAGATTGGACAAGAGTTGAAGCATTTGGTAAAAACACAGGAAACCCGAACGTACTTCAATTGATGGAATCAGAACGATGTGAACAATATAGAGGGGTTCCTTACCTTGCTCCAGTAATTGAATCACTAAAGCAAATTAGCAGATACACAGAAGCAGAACTTACTGCAGCTGTTGTAACTGCTTTTTTTACAGCATTTATAAAGCAAGAGGGTTCAAGAAATGATAATACTTGGGAGCAATCAATACCTCAAGAGCAAAGAGTTGATGATTTTGACCCTAATTCATATGAACTTGGTGCTGGAACAATTAACATTCTTGGCCCGGGTGAAGATGTTGTTATTGCAGATGCTAAAAGACCAGCTAGTGGATTTGATCCATTCGTTAGATCAATTCTAAAAATGATTGGTGCAGCACTTGAGATACCCTTTGAATTACTAATCAAGTCATTTGAAGCTTCCTATTCGGCAAGTAGAGCTGCACTACTTGAAGCGTGGAAATCATTTCGAATGAGAAGAACATGGTTTGCAGACGATTTTTGCCAACCGATTTATGAAATATGGCTTTCAGAGGCAGTAGCTAGAGGACGTATCAAAGCACCAGGATATTTTAATGACCCATCAATTAAAAATGCATGGTGTGGGTCTGAATGGATTGGACCATCTCCAGGACAGATTAATCCAGTACAAGAGGTTACTGCATCTGCTTTAAAGGTTGCTAATGGATTTAGTACAAGGGAAAGAGAAACAATGGAGCTCACTGGTGGTAACTTTGATGATAATGTTACACAAATATCTAGAGAAAACAAGGCTTTAGGTGAAGCCAGTATGTTGCCTACAAAGGAAGGAGAAAATAACAATGCCTAATGCATTTTGGGAATTTAAAAACAAATCAGAATCAACAGCCGAACTTATGTTGTACGGTGAAATTGCTAGTCAAGAAAGTTGGTGGGATGAACTAATCACACCCAAAAAGTTTGCAAAAGATTTGAAAAATCTTGGGAGTAAAGACAATATTATTGTAAGAATCAACAGTGGTGGTGGAAGTGTATCAGCTGCAACAGCAATTTATACACAGCTTAGGGATAACAATGCAAAGATTACAGTGATTATTGATGGAATAGCAGCTAGTGCAGCCACTATTATTGCAATGGCTGGAGATGAAATCAAGATACCTCGAAATGGAATGATGATGATTCATGATCCTTCCTACACTTTGTGGGGGAATTATAACGCTGAAAGTTTTAGGAAGTTAGCGGACACATTAGATACTGTTAAAGAGGCAATCTTATCTACTTATGAAAGTAGAACGGGAATGACTAGGGATGAGCTTTCTGAATTAATGTCAGATGAAACATGGCTTACAGGTGAAGAGGCTGTAGAAATGGGATTTGCTGATTCATTATTATTTGAAGAAGCTACAAATGTCATGAATGGTAACATGTTATGTGTAAATAATGTTTCTCATGATATCTCACATTTTAAAACACTTGTAGCAAGGCTAGAAAAGAACAAGTTTATCTCTGAATCAAGTAACACTAGTACTCAGAACTTAACTGAGACTATTAAAAATAATCAAAATGAAGGAGGTCTTCAAGACGTGGAAATTAAAACGGTAGAAGATTTAAAAAATGCTTATCCTGATTTAGTGAATCAAGTGATTGATACAACTAGAGAAGAAAGTTCAAAAAATGAGAGAGACAGATTAAAAGCTATTGATGAAATAGCAAATACTCTTGATCCCACATTGGTCGTAAATGCTAAATATGGTGATACAGTTATGAGCGCTCAAGAACTTGCTTTTGAAGCAATTAAAAATGATGCACAAAAAGGTATTAACCATCTTAAAGAAGTTGCAGACGATGCAACTAATTCAAATGTTACTGGTGTTGGAGTAAAACCAAATACCCAAGAGGAAGAAGCCAAAGCAACAGCTTCTCAAGAAACAGTTAACGCAATGGTTGCAGGAGCAAATAATAGGAGGGAAAACTAATGACAGAAAGTTTATATGGTGAAGTAGGTTCAATCGAATATGATAACCTTGTTGCTGGTAATAATGTACCCTTATTGGTTAAAGGTGTTGTTGTAGCAGCTGGGCAAGGAGTATTAAAAAAAGGTAGTGTATTAGGTATTGTAACGGCAACAAGTAAAGGATTATTTTGTGCGGCTGCATCTGTAGATGGCAGTCAAGAAGCAAAGTTTGTTTTAGCAGATGATGTAGATGCAACGGAAGAAGTTGTAGCACTATGTTATCAATCTGGTGAATTAAACCGTGGTGCTTTAATTTTTGACTCAACGGACACAGCAGAAATGCATGAAGACGAACTAAGAAAAAATGGTATCTTTTTAAAAGATATTAATTAATAGGAGGCTATAAACAATGGGTGATAATAATATTCAAATTTATTCAACAAGAGAAATGATGACAGCGGTTGTTTTGATGAAACCAGCGTACTCATTCTTTAGAGATACTTTTTTCTCTAAAATACAAACGAGTGTTGCTAGTAAGATTGATGTAGATTTCAAAAAGGGTAGAAGAAAAATGGCTCCTTTTGTAGCACCTCGTGTAGGTGGTGTTCCAGTAAGTAGAGAAGGATATAGAACTGATACATATTCAGTGCCTAAAATTGCGCCTGAAAAGATTACTACTGTAGATGATATCTCAAGCAGACAAATGGGAGAATCAGTTTACAGTATCAAGACTCCTGCTCAAAGAGCTGCTGAATTAACTGGAGAAGATTTAGCTGATCTTGATGAACAAATTACCAGAAGAGAAGAGTGGATGTGTAGAGAAATTCTTCTTAATGGGAAAGTTACAATGAAAGGCATCATTGACGATAAAACCGAATCTACAGTTGATCAGGAAGTAGATTATGGATTTACTCAGAAAGTAACTTTAACTGGAGAAGAAAAATGGGATGCGCCAACTACATCTGATCCACATAATGATTTAAAAATATGGAGACAAGGTGTAATTAAATCAACAGGTAAAGCACCTAATGTAGTTGTAATGGCATCTGATGTAGCAACTATATTTATTAATCATCCAGTTATTCAGAAACTTAATGACGTTTCAAGATACACTTTTGGAAAAGTTGAACCTAAAATCATCAGTCCAGCTGTAACACTTGTTGCATTTCTCCCTGATCTTGGCTTAGAAATCTATCAATATGATGAATGGTTCATTGATGATGATGGTGTTGAAAAAGCCATGATGCCTGAAAAACATTTAATCATGGGTAGTATTAACATGGGTAAAAGGTTATATGGCGCTGTTACTCAGATTGAGTCAGGTTCATTTGTTACATATGAAGGACAAAGGATACCTAAAAATATCGTTGATGAGAAAAACGATATTACAAAATTAAGATTAAGTGCTAGACCATTGCCAGTGCCAAATGACATTGATGATTGGTATGTTGCTGTAGTCTATTAGGAGGTACATACATATGGCAGTAATAGTTAAAAAATACAAAGTCAGAAGCAATAAAATTGAGTATAACGTTGGAGAGATTGTAGAAGATCTCTCCATAGAAGATGAAGAGATGCTAATTGAAAAAGGCTATTGTTCAAGAGTTGACGATGAGGAAGCAGATGATGAAGAAGTTGCTGATAGCAATGACTTTGATCTATCAAAATTAAACATTGAAGATGCAAAGAAACGCATTCAAAGTATTGATGATATTGACCAACTTGATAATCTTCTAGAGCAAGAATCTTCTGGAAAGAGCAGAAAAGGATTAGTTGAATTCATTGAAACAACTATTTTAGAGCATCAGGCTAAATAAAGTAAAGGTGATAAGATGCTGAAATTAAAAGATTTACTTGAAAGTGATTTAAATACTTTTATCAATACAGACGATTTTTCAGAAATTCACAAGGTCAATGGTGTTGATATGGAAATCATCATTGACAAAGAACAATTAAAAGAACATGCATCAAAGATTATCGGAGACGATGGCTTGTACGAGGTGAACGTTCTTTTTTATGTGAAAAAAAGTGAATATGGAATTAAACCAGTATGTGGAGAACGAATAAGTATTGATGGAGATAAGTTCAAATGTTATGACGTTAATGAAGAAGGAATGCTTTATATTATTGAATTGGTGGCGATTGATTCTTGATAAATTTAAGTTATGAAAAGGGAAAGACAGAAGGTAAGTTAGGAAAACAAAAAAAAGAAACCCCAGCGGTTATGTCAAGAGCGATTAATAGAGCTACAGCTAACATGAAAACTACCGCTAATAAAGAAGCAAGGATTCTTTATCATTTAAAATCAAAAGACATTAGTACAACATTTACTCTTAAAAAAGCATCAAAAAGCAATTTGAAGGCGCTTGTTATTTCAAAAGGTTCAAAACTAGGGCTAGAAAAATACAAGGTTAGTCCAACGCAACCTAAGCCTGGTAAAGCACCTAAAGTATTAAAGGTTGCAGTTAAAAAAGATGGATTAAAACCTATTGAAGGAGCATTTGTTGCGGATATTCATGGTATAAAGATATTTAAAAGAACTACAAAAAACAGACTTCCAATTACTAGAAAAATGGGGCCCTCTGTTCCACAGATATTAAAAAACAAAGACATTGTAAAAAGTACTGAGAAAGCAGCAATGAAAATTTATAAAACTCGACTAGACCATGAAATTAAAAGGGTTTTAGGAGCTGAAAAGTAAATGATTCCTATTGAATTACAAGATTATTTAAAAGACAGTATCAAAGAATTATTAAATGGATTCAAAGTCAAAAATTCAAACAATGAATTAAGTGATTTTAATATTTATTCACAAAACATTCCTGTAAAACAAGGAAAAAAAGATAAAGAGCATTATCCATTAATTGTAATTGCAATAGACGAAGGTAGAAGTTCAGATGATGATGACCCTGCATCGGCTGATATTGCAATTTTAGTTGGTATTTATGATGATAGTGAAGACAATCAAGGTTATCGTGATGCAATTAATGTGGGTAATAAGATAATAAATTACTTATTATCTCAAACGCACTTTGATAATAAGCATACACTTAAGCTACCTTTGTCCTATCAACTACCACAGGAAGATATTTCGCCTTATTTTTTACTAGCTATCAATACAACATGGAATGTACCACAAATAACAATCAAAGATGACCAATACACGTAGAAAGGAATGAGAAAACATGGCATATAAACATGGCGTTTATATTCAGGAAACACCAACTAAATTGATTGCACCAGTTTTAGCAAACAGTGCGATACAGTTTATAGTTGGAACGGCTCCAGTTAATTTACTAGATGATCCATCAAGTGCTGTAAATAAAATTATTGTTCTTAATAATTTTGATGAAGCAGTTGAGAAGGTTGGTTATTCAGATTCATTTGATAAATTTTCTTTGTGTCAAGCTATTGATGCATCTTTTAGAATCTTTAATGTTGCACCTATAGTAGTTGTAAATGTACTTGATCCTAGTATTCACAAAATTGCTGTAGTAGATGAACTTAACCCTTTAGTAGCAAGAGAAGTGATCATAGAAGAAGAAGGTATCTTGTTAGATGCCAACTTTGTAGTAAAGGACTCAACAAAAACCACTACATACACCAAGGGTACGGACTATACTTTAGAATTTAATGATATGGGGCATGTATTGTTAAAGGCTTTATTAACAGGAACAATACCAGTAGATGAAACACAGTTATCATTTGGATATAATCAGTTAGATCCAGGTGCAGTTACTGCAGCGGATATTATTGGAGAATATGACATCTTAACAGGAATTTATACAGGACTTCAATTGATTGATCAAGTGTTTCCAGTCAAATCATTGATTCCAGGAGTAATTAATTTACCTGGATGGAGTCATCTACCAATTGTAGCGGCAGAAATGATTGCTAAAACAACAAACATAAATGGTTTGTTCAAATGTGAATGCTTACTAGATATTGATTCAAGTTCTGAAGGTGCATTAATCTTCACTGATGTTGCAGCTTGGAAACAAGAAAATAACTACATTAATGAGCATGCAATTGCGCTATGGCCAAAAGTAAAGGTTTCCTCTAAGGAATACTTTATGTCTGCATTATTTGGCGCACTTATTGCTAATACAGATCATGTAAATGAAGATATTCCTTATGTTTCACCATCAAATAAGCCTTTTAAAATTGAAGCCACAATCATTGATGATGGAACGGAGGTATTTCTTCAATTACCACAAGCCAATGAACTTAACGGTGTTGGTGTTGTGACTGCAATAAACTTTAATGGATGGAAAAGCTGGGGTAATAATACAAGTAAATACCCTTTAACTGTTGATCCTAAAGATAGGTTTATATCTGTAAGAAGAATGTTCGATTGGTGGGGTAATCAGTTTATTAATACGTACACTCAAAAAGTAGATGACCCATTAAATTTAAGACTAATCGAATCCGTTGTAGACGCAGAAAATATTAAAGCGAATGGATTTAAGGCAAGATTTCAAATTGCAGATGCAAGGATTGAATTTTATCAAATTGAAAATCCTACATCAAATCTCATGAATGGAAGTATTAAGTTTAAGCAATATTTAACCCCATATACACCAGCTGAAACCATTGAAAATGAACTTGAATTTGACCCAAGCGCTTTAACAAGTGCTATATTTGGAGGTGCTAATTAATGGGTGTTAACGCTATTCCAGATAAGATTGTAAATTACAATTTATATAACGATGAAGAAAAACTCTTTGGTGTTGGTGGAGAAATAACTCTTCCAAACTTTGAGGCAATGACAGAAACAATTAGTGGAGCTGGTATCTTAGGAGAAATTGAAAGTCCTAACCTTGGACATTTTGGAAGTCTACCACTAGAAATTCCACTTAGAATGCTTGATGAACAAAGCATGAAGATTGTAAGTAAGAGCATGGCAACTATTACACTTAGGGCATCCGAACAAAGCTATGATGTTTCATCAGGAGTCACAGAGCATCGAGGTCTTAAAATTGTTACAAAAGGCATTCCAAAAGGAATAGACCTTGGAACAGCAGGTGTTGGAAAACCTACTGAAACAAAAGTAACCTTAGAGTTAGTGTACATTAAGATCATGCTAGACAATAAGGTTTTGCTCGAACTTGATAAAATTAATTTTGTATTCATTGTAGATGGCAAAGATTTATTAGCTGATGTAAAAAACCAAATATAAATTAGGAGGTAGGTAGTTTTGGACGATAAAAAACAATCGAAAGTAAAAGAGGAGTCAACTGACTCAGTTATTGAAGAAGTGGTTGATCTTGAAGGTGAAGATTCAACCGAGGAAGATGAATATATTGTTAAATTTGATAAACCGTTTACTTTTGAAGGTAATACATATCAAGAGGTTGATTTATCGGGTATGGAAGATCTTTCTACTGCTCAGTTAAAAACAGCTGAGAAAATATATTCAAAGAAGGGAAATGCATCTGCTATAGCTGAAATGAGCATAGCCTATGCATGTATTGTTGCTCACATGGTTACTAAGAAACCTATAGAATTTTTTGATAGATTACCAGCTAAAGAGGGTATGAAAATAAAAAACTTATTAATCGGCTATTTATACAGCTAGGAGTAAGGCAAGGTGATGGAGAAATACTACAAAGAGTAGCCATCAACCTTGCCTTTAATACTTTTACAAGCCTAGAATTCTATCTAAACCTTTCGATAGAAGAGTTTGTAAGGGTAGCCGAAGAAGTTAGTGAGGTGAGTAAAAAGCATGGCTAAAAAAACGACATACGAAACTATTCTTGCTATTGGTGGTAAAGTACAATCATCAATGGGAAAGGCTTTTTCTCAAGCTCAAAAGAATATTTCTGGTCTTGAAAAACAAACAAAAGCAGCCAATGCAACTAATAAGGGATTTTCAGTAGGGTTAAAGACTGTTATTGGAGGCGCATTGGCATATAAAGCGTTTAGTTCTGCAAAAAGTTATTTAAATGAATCTGTTGAAGCAGCAAAAGTGCAAATTGAAGTTGAAACAAAACTTGCAACGGTATTAAAACAAAGAACAAATGCTTCTGAATCACAAATACAATCAATATTAAGCTTATCAGAAGCACAAGAACAACTGGGAATAATTGAAGGAGATGTTCAAATTGCTGGAGCACAACAATTATCTACATTCGTGAATCAAACAGCATCGGTAGAAACGTTATTACCTGCAATGAATAACTTACTTGCTCAGCAAAAAGGGCTTGCAGCTACTACAGGAGATGCAGTAAATATTGGAAATTTAATGGGAAAAGTTTTAAATGGTCAAACAGGAGCACTCACACGTGTAGGTATCTCTTTTAGTACTGCACAAGAAAAGGTACTTAAGTATGGTAATGAACAGGAAAAAGCCGCAATGCTAGCCCAGGTTATTAATGAAAATGTAGGGCAAATGAATAAGGCACTTGCTGAAACTGATGAAGGAAAAATAAAACAATCAACAAATATGTTCGGTCAGATGCAAGAAATGATTGGCAAGAAAATACTTCCAATACAAGCTAAATTCTATGGTTGGTTTGCTGATAAGATTCCTATGATTCAAGGCTTTGTATTAGGTTTAATTGAAAACATTTCAAATGGTGTTACTTTTGTAGGTAATTCTCTTTCTAAATTAAAGCCATATGTGACTTCTGCAGTTGCTAAGTTTGGTCTTTTTAAACCTACGATAAATAATATAACTCAAAAGATATCATGGCTTAAGGGCGTTGCAGTGGATTCTTTTAACAAGATTAAAGCTGTGATAACAGAAAATATACCAACCTTAGTAAGTATTAAAACTAGAATCATCGAGGTAGCAACTAATATTCAGGAAAAACTTAATGGAGCTTTTGAAACTGCAAAGCCTGTCATACAGTGGATGTTTACTGATGCATTGCCTCAAGTTGTAGCAATTTTAATATCAGTAGCGGATAAGGCAACACTTGTCTATGACTTTATAGCTAATAACTGGCCATTAATTGAGCCAATTGTTTATGGTATAATTGGCGCATTTGTAGCTTATAAAGTTATTAATGGAATTATGACAGCTTATACTATTGTCACAGGAATAGCATCTGCTGTAACAGGAGCATTTGGAGTAGCTATAGCTTTTGTAACTTCACCTATTGGCCTTGTTGTTATTGCTATTGGTGCATTGATTGCTATTGGTGTTCTTCTTTATAAGAACTGGGACAAAGTTAAAGCATTTATGATAAGAATTGTAACAGGTATAAAAGATGGAATTGTAAATGCCTTTAATAACGTGGTTGCATTCTTTAAAGAATGGGGTCCAAAAGTTCTTATTGCCCTTACAGGACCATTTGGAATTGCAGTTTCATTAATAGTTCAAAACTGGGATACAATTAAGGTCTTTTTTAGTAATGTATGGATTGCTATTCAAGAGATATTTGCAAATGTTGGTACATGGTTTTCTGAAAAGTTTTTAGCTGCTGTTGAAGGAATAAAAACTGTATTTTCTGGAATAGGAGAATTCTTTGGGGGTATTTTTGATAATGTTGTAGGTACATTTAAAGGCAATATTAATATGATTATTGGACTTATCAATTTTATGATTGATAAGATAAATGGTATTAGTATTGAGGTTCCAGATTGGGTACCAGAAATAGGTGGTAAGACAATAGGGTTAAGCATTCCAAACATACCTCAACTTGCAAATGGTGCATATATTAAACATACACCGGGAGGAGTGCTTGCTAATATCGGGGAAGGAAATCACGATGAAGCAGTTATACCACTTGGAAGTAGACTTGATAAAATTTTTGGTAAGTTAGTGGGTAATAAAACATCAAATGAAAATGAAAATATGTCTTTTACTTATTCACCTAATATCATAATTCAAGGTAATGCTGATGAAAATGTAGTCAGAAAAGCCCTTGATGATGCTCAAAGAGAATTCGAAAAACAAATGAAGACGTGGTTATCAAATAACAAACGATTAAAATTTTCATAAGTAGGTGAATGCCTTGACTACATATAAAACAGTTTTAGGAGATACATGGGATAATATATCTTATAATCAGTATGGATCAAGTAAATTTATAAAAGAATTAATGGAAGCCAATAAAAAACATATTGGAACGGTTATATTTGCCTCTGGTGTGCAAATAATGACACCAGAATTAATAGAAGTCGAAGTAAATAATGATTTACCACCTTGGAGGCGTTGAAATGGAAGCACGAAGATCATATATAAAAATTGAATATCAAGGAATTGATATCACAAAGAATATAGAAAATGATCTAGAAAGCTTTACTTATTCTGATAACGCCTCTGGTGTTGCTGATGATATTTCAATTACTTTAAATAATGATTCGAAAAAATGGTTATTTGATTGGAAACCTACAAAAGGTGATAGTATTAAAGCATCTATGTTAACTAAAAACTGGAGATATAATAAAGATATTCAGGAATTAGTATGTGGTAAATTCATCGTAGATAATGTTGAGTTTGCTGGAAGACCTCTTATAGTAAATATTGGGGCTATTTCAACTCCTTCAAGTTCTGGGTTCATGGAAATTGAAACGTATAGAACATGGAAACAAATTAGTATTAAGCAAATAGCCGAAACAATGGCTAAGAATCATTCTATAGGAATAATCTATGATACAAAATTTAATCCAATTATCAAACACGTTGAACAAGATGGCACTTCAGATAGTGCTTTTTTATTTGAGTTATGTCAAAAAAACGGTTTAGCAATTAAAGCATATAGCAATAAGTTGATTATTTTTAAAGAAGAAGAATACGAAGCTAAAAAAGCAGTTGCTACATTCAAAGAGACTGACCTAAAGAGCTGGTCGGGAAAAAATACTTGGACGGATACAGGATACAGTGGTTGCCAGGTATCATATTCTAATCCTTCAAATGGTAAAACACTATCATATACATTTATTGACAAAACAAAAAAAAATGGAAAGATTTATAAAGTTAAAGAAGCGGTCTCAAATCTAGCAGAAGCACAACTGCTATCAAAAAGTACCTTAAGGAACTTGAATAAGCAAGAAAATACTCTATCAGCTGAAGTTCTTGGTGATCTTAGATTGATTGCAAGTTCATGCGTTAATATTGTAGGGTTAGGAATGTTTGATGGAAAATATTATATTGATAAAGCAACTCATAGTAAGAGCAACGAATATAGCACTTCACTTGAAATGCATAAAGTACTGGAGGGATATTGATGCGTGACGCTATTAGAATTGGCATTGTATCAAGCGTAGATTATACCAATGGTACTGTGCAGGTATTGTTTGGAGATAGGGATAATTCAGTTAGTAAAGATTTGTATGTTTTATCATTTGAATATGATATGCCAAGCGCAGGAGATTATGTTTTATGCGCTTTTTTACCTCATGGTGGCGGAGAAGGTTTTTGCTTAGGAAAGTATTTTAATAATGAAAACAAACCTATTGAAACTGGCAATATTTTTCGTAAAGATATTATGGATGAAGCCTATGTTAAGTATGAAAAGTCAACAAAAACACTAATAATTAGTGCTGATAACATAAGACTAGATGGTAACATTGATATTAATGGAGATTTGGTAGTAAGTGGTAATATAAATGCTTTAGGAAGTGTTACTGCTTCTAATATTCCATAGGGAGTGATTAAAAATGATAGGCACTTTTGGAAAAAGAGTTTTTGAGACATCCGATAAAAAAATATTAACATTCTTAGGCCTTACTAGAAACACAGCTGCTAGATTTGGCTATCATGAAATAATTGGGAAAAAGCCACTAACAGAGTATTTGGGTCCAGCTCTTGATACGATATCTTTTACTATTAATTTAAATGCTAGATTCGGTGTAAATGTTAGAAATGAAATGAATGAATGGGTATTAATGGCCACAAAGGGAGAAGCATATCCACTGATAATAGGAAATAGAGCACTGGGCACCGATTTATGGATTGTACAAAGTGTTGGACAGGCATGGAACATAGTTCTTAATCAAGGGGAGTTAATATCCGGCTCGCTCGATATTACTTTAGAAGAATATATTTCAAGGGTGTGATCAGATGATTATAGATACAAATGCAAATATTAAAATAGACTTTGGAGCAATTGGAGCACAAGAGATAATGCAAAATTTATCAGTTCTATATTCAACTCCCCAGGGGAGCGTAGCCTTTGACAGGGAATTTGGCATTGATTGGAGCATCCTAGACAATCCGCTACCCATTGCAAGAAGCCTGCTTATTTCTGAATACATAATAAAAACTAAAAAATATGAGCCTAGAGCAGAAATAGTTAGTATAGATTTTTTAAATGAGGATGACGAAGCATTATTAAAACCAAAGGTGGTGATTAAGCTTGTCTGATATTTTTGACAATGTACCCGATATTAGTTTTGTTAACAAAGATGTTGAAACCTTACTATCAGAAATGATAAGTGAATACGAACAAGCCTACTTGCAACAAACTGGTGAAACCAAAACTCTAGCACAAGGCGATCCAGTAAGGATATTTATATATTCACAGGCATTAAGGATATATGCAGCCTATCAATTAATTGATTATTCTGCTAAACAAAATTTACTGAAATATGCTGAAGGAGATTATCTCGATAATATTGGAGTAAGAATTGGAGCTCTTAGGCTTCAGGCTTCATCAGCAATATCAAAAGTCAGATTCACTTTATCTGCAACTCAAATAAATACTGTGCCAATTCCAAAAGGAACAAGGGTTAGTACTAGTACTAGCATCTTTTTTGCTACAGAGGAATATGCAGAAATATTACCGGGTGATTTATACGCTGATGTAAATATTCAATGTTCTATTAGTGGAAGTATAGGTAATGGATTTACATCAGGGCAAATAAATGTACTTGTAGATCCAATTGGATTTATTCAATCCGTATCTAATATTACGACATCTCAAGGTGGAACAGATATAGAAAGTGACGAAGCTTTTAGAAACAGAATCGTAATAAAGCCAGAAAGTTTTAGTGTTGCTGGACCATCAGGAGCATACGAGTATTTTGCTAAACAATACAATCAATCAATTATTGATGTAATGGTTTCATCACCCTTACCAGGACAAGTAGATGTTAGATTTATTTTAGAAAACGGAGAAATACCTAACGAAACATTACTTACTGAGGTTGAATCTTACTTAAGTAATAAAACAAGAAGACCTCTAACTGACCAGGTTATTGTTGGTGCGCCAAATCAAGTATCATACGACATTGATGTTACCTACTACATACGTAAATCTGATGTAGTATTAATATCAGATATTCAAGTAGCAATAGAGAATGCAAAGTCAGAATTTATAATATGGCAAAAGTCAAAAATCTCTAGATCAATAAATCCGGATGAATTGCTATATAGGTTAATAAATGCTGGAGCAAAAAGAGTTGTAATAAATGAGCCACAATATTATGCACTACTTGAAACGCAAGTTGCTATAGAAAACAATATAAACTTTGTGTATGGAGGGGTTGAAGATGATTAATATTAAAGAATCTAGCCTTATTAGTCTTTTACCTCCTAACATTAGAGAAAATAGTGATGTAATAGCTGCATGTAAAGCTATAGATGGTGAATTTCAACTAATGGCTGATTCAATAAAAAACACGCTAATTTTTGCAGATATTAATAATGTTTCAGAAAAATTATTAGATCACTTAGCAATTGAAATTAATACTGATTTTTATGATAACACATTGTCATTGGGAACCAAAAGAAATCTTGTAAAGAATGCTTTGATTTATCATTTTACAAAGGGAACTCCACATGCAGTAGAATTACTTGTAACAGATGCATTTGATAGTGCGAAAGTAGAAGAGTGGTTTGAGTATGGGGGTGACCCTTTTTATTTTAAAGTGACAACATCAGATGCTATCATTGACCCAAATAAAATCAATCAACTAATAGAAGCAATTAGTTCGATTAAGAATATGAGAAGTCACTTAGAAAGTATTAATATTGAAAGAATTACAGTATTACAGCCATCAATAGGAATCTTAATTAGTGGTGGTGATATTACAACTCTTTCAACAAATATTCCAACGTAAGGAGAATAATGATATGGCTAACTTTGGAGTAATGAAAATTACGAATCTTGGTTTAAATCTATTTGCAAAAGCACAGACAGGTACTCAAATCCTATTTACTAAAATGCAGTCAGGAAACAGCATACTTCCTCCAGGAACTGTAATTGAAACACTAACTCAGTTAATATCACCTGATTTTGATGTTGATATTGAATCTATAACTATTGATCAAGTAAATCACATTGCAAAAATTAAAGGGACAAAAGATAATATAGGCATGTTAGAAGGTGTCTTTTCTAGAGAAATCGGTTTGTTTGCTAATGATCCAGACGTTGGTGAGGTGCTTTATGCATATGCAAATGCTGGGGAGTATCCTGATTACATACCACCTGAATCATCGGGACCATATACAAAGACGTTTGCTATTAATGCAGCCATTGGTAATGCAGCTAATGTTACCGCAGTAATACCTTTAGACATTTATGTTTCTCAAGATACTTTTAATGACTTCAAGGATGAAACTAGTGCGTCTTTGGCTGATTATACGAAGATAATCCCTTATGGTGGAACTACAACTGGAGTAGCAAATACATATGCAATAGCGACACCTACTATATCCGCACTAACTACTGGAATGGCAGTAAGTGTTAAAATCAACATTAATAGTACAGGAGCATCAACACTCAATTGGGATGGTAAAGGTGCTAAAACTATAAAAAAAGCAGATGGAACAAATGTAACAAATTTAAAGTCAACAGGAATTTATACATTGAGGTATGATGGAACAAATTTTATCTTACAGGGTGAAGGAGGTGAGTATGGAACTGCAACCCAAGCGGATGTAAAAAACACTAAAACAATAGGAACGTCACTAGGAGTAATTCAAGGAACATTAGATTTAACAAATCTAACAGCAGGGAATATTAAAAAAGATATTGTTATTGATGGAATTACTGGCACTTTAGTACCATTTCCGAATTTAACTTCTGGTTCATACCCTTTTGCAATAAGTGATACAGATGATGCTTCTGGGTCAACTTCATATGGATTAATAAAATCTATTAGAGTTAAAACTGGTGGCACAGTCACAGTTTCTTTTTCAGCATGGCGTTCATATAATGGGATGTCCTCTTTTGCAAGGGTTTATATAAATGGTATTGCAAGGGGTATAGAAAGAAGTGTTCCATATAGCACTGCAACAACATGGACTGAGGATTTTAATGTAAATGCAGGAGATTATATTCAAATATATGGATATGTAACTCTTAGCCCATATTTAATTAGAGTTGGAGGTTTCAGAATAAAATCTGCTAATGATCAAATGTATAATTTAGTGCAAGGCTCATTATAAATTAGGAGGTTAAATAATGAATTACAAGATTCAATATAATACGCAAGAAGAAAGAAATGTAATTGTAAACAAGAACTTAAGCTTATTCTTAATCGAAGAACAGAATATAACAGAAGGAAATTTTTTGGTATTTTCAGACTTGAAACCTTTAGAGCTTCTATTAAATGACATTAGAAATAATACTGATTTAATTATTTTGAAACAGGAGGGATTACTATAATGAATGAATCTTATTTAGAAAAGTTAATTTCTCTAATTAAGCAAGGAATAATTAATGTTGAACAAATCAAAGATGTTGCATATAAAGCGGAAGTTATAAATCGATTAATTGCTTCAACATAGGAACATATTACGCAGTACATAATTAACTACAAGGGAGCTGTTAAGGCTCTCTTTTTAATGGGGAAAGGAGATGTATATGGATGTAACGATAAATCTTAATCTTATTTTAGCGGTTATATCAATTTTGAGTACTCTTATCGTATCTATTATTGCCATTATTAAGATCTACTCGAAAATAGCTCTGTCTCTAAATAATATTAATAATCATCAAATTCAGACAAATGAGAAGCTCGTAAAAATCGAAACGATGCTACTTGATCTAGATTCGAGAATTGATGAAAATTCAAGTGATATCGAAGAAAATTCGCAACAAATTGAACTTATTAACCAAAAGTGTAAACTTACACATATGAAAAGTTAGGAGATGATTCAATGGTAACAAATATTCAATTAGTGGAATTTGTAAAAAAAGCTTTGAGTGAGAATTGGGGATATTGTTTAGGTTCATTTGGAAATATCTTAACCCCTGCCTTCATGAGCCAAAAAATGAAACAAGGGTATGGTGTCGGTGAGTATAATACTAAGCACAAAACATACCTTCAAAAGTTTCTTAACAAAAGAGTAAGTGATTGTTACGGTCTTGTAAAGGCCTTTGTTTGGTGGAATGATGGTAATGTTAAATACATTGCTAGTCAGGACAGAAATCAAGAAGGGGCTTTTAATGCGGCAAAAGAAAAGGGGCCTATTTCAAATATCCCAGAAATACCAGGACTTGTTTTATGGATGAAAGGTCATGCAGGTATTTATATCGGTGGTGGGGAATTTATTGAATGCGCAGGAGCTCCTACGGGGATGTTTAAAGGTAAGATTCAAAACGGTAAAGTTGTAAGTGGTAGCAAGTTTACGCATTGGTTTAAAGATACTTATATTACATATGTAAGTGCTCCAAAAACAGCAACTGTTCCAGTAAATGAAAAGATTAAGATAGATCTTAATGGAAAGAAAAAAGAGATTATTGGTTATTCAAAAGAAAATGTTATTTATGTTAAATTGAATAATCAGGATGTGGCTTTAAGAACTTTTGCTGAAATGTTGGGTTTGAAAGTAGAATGGGATAACACTAATAAAGTGGTGATGCTTAAGTGCTAAAAAAGAAAAAAGAAGGATTGTTTTCAAAGCTATTACTGTTATTGGTAATAGCTTTAAATATTTGGTTCACTAATAGAGTTTTAAATATTGTTTCAATGGGTATGAGTGAACCAGTAGTATTGATTGGATCATGGTTTTTATTTACTGGAACTGAAGTTTGGATTATGGCAAACATCAAAAAACAAAAAATAAAGAAGGAAAATGGTGATAATAATGGATAAGTTGACATTGAATTTATTTGTTGCAGTTGTATTTGTTTGCATTCTCGGCTTACTATGGTATTACGGAAAGAAAAAAGTTGTTCAAAACATTATTTTAGGTTTAGTAATTCGAGCTGAACTAAATTGGGGTTCAGGAGCTGGGAAAATAAAATTTATAGAGGTTATGTCTAGTATATATGAAAAGCTCCCACTAATTATTCAAGTGTTTGTTCCGCAGGCCATTATAACAAAATGGATAGAAGATGCAGTTAAATACATAAAAACAGAATTGGTGCAAGGTAAAGATGGAGCTACTGTTACAATAGAAGAAAAACTAAGCACTGAATAAAATAAATAGACAAAGAACTATTGGAAAGATTCTCGTTAGTTTGGTCTTTTCATTTGTATCAAGTTTGAAGATGATCTTCTCCACGAGATTAAAAGGGGTTTTTAGTTTTATGTAGAATTATATAATATAGGTATAATAGAACGTATAAATATCATTAGGAGGTGAAAGCATGCTTAATAAAGAAAGAATATTATCATTAATAATTACACTATTAATAGTAGTCATTGGGGCTGAGAGTTATTTTTTAATTAATAAAGATCAAAAAATAAAAAGAATGAATGATGAAGCTATTAATGTAGTTAATGAGTTTGAAATTCAAAAACAAAAGTATGATAGTTTATTAAATAACGAGAGCAAAGAATTAGCTGAAAAAGTAATTATTCACTCTTATCAAGTATATTCTGATGCAGGTATCTTAACGAAAAATGATAATACATATATATTTAGAGTCTTGGAATTGCAATCTAACATGAAGATTATTAGTAACTCTTATAGCGGAGATGACAAGGACATTAAAGATATGTTAGTTAAAATACAGAAGATGCTAGACTTTACCTTTGATAATAGATTTAACATTGAAAAAATGTCAGATGATGAAAAATCTACATATTTTAATAAGAGCCTAGACCTATATGTGCAGGCAGGCGAGGCTTTAGATATATGCATATCAAAATACGCGTTGTTTGATAGGGTCGGATTAGAATAATTATGATTTGCAGAAAATAGTTTGCCATAGAAGAAAAATTAAGTACAGTATAATAATAATATTCTTAGAAAAAGAACCTACTAAACTTGGAGCCATCCTAGTTAGTAGGTTTTTTGTTATTCATCGAATAATTATTTTAATAAAATTCAATTATAAATTGTCTAATATTGTATAATTATATGAATTTACATGATATAATGACGTAAATACGATTTTTTGTGTCTAACAAAACTATTTTAGAACACCTTATTATTATGAGATAAACTTGGAAATTAGCGGATATCTAGAATTGACATGCTTTATTGTAATACAGCATCACGGATGATAAAATGAGGACAGAGATATGTATATAAAATAATTTTTAGAATTGGAGCAATCTAGCTATAAAAAATCGTTATACAGAGGGGGGAATTTACATGTCAACATTTCAAACAGTTGTACCAAATATTGAAGGAAATAGGAAATTAAGAACACCTCAAATTGAGGCATATCTTAATATTAAAGAATATTTCATCAATAATCCTCAGGGGGAAGCTTTAGTTGTTCTACCAACAGGGACTGGCAAGAGTGGTCTAATATCTATAGCACCATATGGTATAGCAAAAAAAAGAGTTCTTATTATTACGCCTGGATTAGTAACTAAAAAGAGTGTCGTAAAGTCATTGCATCCACTTGAAGAAAATTTTTGGATAAAGTATGATGTAATTTTTGATCCAGAAGATCAACCGGTTGTTGAAGAGTATCAACCAGATATGTTAGAATCAAGCTTGAAAAAATGTGATTTTATAATAACAAATGTCCAAAAATTACAAAGCAAGAGTAAGAAATCATTAATTAATAGAGTTGACCCTGACTTTTTTGATATGGTTATAATTGATGAAGCACATCACTCTGTTGCTAATACATGGGTGAAAGCTCTAAAATATTTTAAGAAGGCAAAAAAATTGCATGTTACAGGTACACCGTACAGAGGAGATCAACAGGAACTGCCAGGTAAAGAAATTCATAATACCGCACTTTCAGAAGTAATGGCTCTTAAGTATGTCAAGTGGTTACGAAATCAACCAGTTAATAATCATGAACTGTATTTTACGATACCTGGTAACGATCAAAGACTTAGTAAAGACGAAGTCTTAGAATTTAAGGACAAAGAATGGATTGAGAAATCTGTTGCCATGTCAAAAGAATGTTCGATGGATGTTATAAAAGAAAGTATTAGGTTACTTAAGGACTATAAAGCGTCATCACCAAAGGTGCAACATAAAATATTAGCTACTGCATGTAGTATCGCCCATGCAGAAGATATAAAAAAATGGTATGAATTAGCTGGCATGAGAGTTGAAATTGTTCACAGTGATATTAATAGTGATGAACTAGAAAAAAGATTCTTACGCATTGAAGACCATGAATGTGATGTTGTAGTATCAGTAAATATGCTAATGGAAGGATATGATCATAAGTATCTAACGGTATTGGCACTTTTTAGACCATATAGAAGCTTGAATGCATTTGCACAAGTAGTCGGTAGGGTACTTAGGGCAATACCTGATGATGAAATTACAGCATTTGAAATAGATAATAATGCCGTCATCGTTTATCATGAAGAGACGGGGCTAACTGATATGTGGAACTTTTTCTCAGAAGAGGTAGAAAAAAGCAAGAAATATAAAATTAGGGAGTATAGTGGATATGAATCAGACTATAAACATAGAGAAATAATATTTGCTGAAGTTGACATTGATGGGCATTATTCACTTGATCAAGGCTCTTATTTAAAAGAATTAGATTTCAGTAGATTATTTGAAGAGGCTAGAGAAAGAGTCAAGGAAAAGTCGAATGCTAGGTATGAGGAATTGAAGAAAAGTAATCTTAGTAAAGATGAACTTGAGGCGCTAAGAAACTTCAATGAGCGCAAAGTATTTGATGAAGAGAAAGATGAAATTGATGCGATAATGCTTGATAAGAGACCAGAAGCTGCTAGAAAAAGGTACAGAGATATGCATGTAAAAAGTGCTCAAGAGGGTGTAGATCAATTACTTGAAAAGAAAGGTATAGACCCTAAGGCCTCGACATTATATAATAAGTTTAAGGGTGTATTATATGGACTTTCAAAAGTAACTCCGAATGATGGTATACTTGTTAGGTATGTAAATGCGAGGGTAAGTAAAAGATATGGTAAAATGGATAAGAGAGAACTGGGTAAGATGGGACTTTCTTTAAAATATATGCATACAATTTTAGTTGAATTGGAGGAGATGATTTAATGGATATAAGTAAAATGATTTTGTCAAAAGTAAAAAGGCTTGCATGGATTGCTGATAATGATGGTGTATTACCATCGGGGTTAGTGGACAATGTTTTTCTTGATGCATATGAATCGATGAGTATAAAAAAAGAGAACAATCAATTATTCGTGGAATTAGTGTTTGAAGAGCAAGTAGATGACGAGCGTATAACAACAAAAATGATATATACATACTCGCTAAATAAAAAACTTTTAAGAATTGAAGAAGTTGGAAATATGGGAAATATAATTGAGTGGGACAGAGATATAATAATCAATGAGTTAATTGAAGATATTATGGATTATATTGAGGTTCACTATTCAAGAAATGAGCAAATTGATTTTTTCAATAGTTTACCGAAAGATATTTCTCAGCTGATAATAAAAAGATTTGAAGTAGCATAAAAATATGTACGTTATTATTATAAACTAAAGTATCTAAAAAGCGACATATTACCAATTGGTTATTAATAATAGCCAAAGTATCGGTAACGATAAGTGTATATGTGTTGTACAACATGCTTATAATACGCAATAATTTTGTAAAGAACCTACTAACTTGGAGCAATCCTTGTTGATAGGTTCTTTTTTATTGCATTTTAATATTACTATGATATACTTTTGTTATATTATAATAATTTAGGAGGGTAAATGATGAAATATATCAAAAAGGTAACTGCAATAGTACTACTAATTTCCGTTTTATTATCACAGACAATAATAATCAACGCAGCATCTACACAGTATACAAACTATGCCGAGAAACTCGCTGAAATCAATGTGTTCCAGGGTACAGCTAATGGCTTTGAATTAGATCGAGAACCTACAAGGTTAGAGGGCATGGTTATGCTTATTAGACTTTTAGGAAAAGAGACTGATGCAAAGGCTTTAAGCAATCAAACATGTGTGTTTACAGATGTTCCTAGTTGGGGTGTTGGATATGCAAATTACGCCTATAATAATAAGTTAACTACAGGTATAGGTAATAATCTATTTGGTACAACAGACAACCTTAATGCTAAGGCATATATGACATTTCTTTTAAGGGCATTAGGATATGAAGATTCAAAAGGTGATTTTACATATAACGACTCTATAGAGTTTTCTAAATCTATTGGATTGATTGACAATGAGTTATATAACAAATTAAATACTACTACATTTTTAAGGGATCATATTGCTAAAAGTTCTTATGATACATTACTGCATACAATTAAAGGTTCTAAACAGACATTGGCTGAAAAATTAATTACTGAAAATGCTATATCAGAAACAATAGCAAAGCAAATCGGTGTTTTCGGTGCATCAGATATTGGTGAGCTACAAGTACATTTTATCGATGTTGGACAGGCCCTTGCTATTCTAATAGAAGATGATTTTGGAAACCATATTTTATATGATGCAGGAAATAATGGCGATGACGATACAGTTATTAATTATCTCAAGAGTCAGCAAGTAGATGATTTAGAATACATAATCGTCTCTCATACTGACGAAGACCATTTAGGGGCTATGGATTCTGTTCTAGAAGCATTTGAAGTAGAAAATGCAATAATGACAAGTGGTACAGCTGAAACCGAATCGTATAAAGATGTTATGACAGCTATAACAAGAGAAAGATTACAACCTATTTATGTTGATGTAAATGACAAATTCGAGCTAGGAGATATAGATTTTCAAGTATTAGGACCTATAAATGATAAATATAGTGATCCTAACGAATATTCAATTGTAGTAATGTTTAAATTTGGGGATACATCATTTTTACTTACTGGAGATGCTGAAATTAAAAATGAAACAGAAATGATAAATAATAATACTAACTTAAAAGCCGATGTATTGCAGATAGGACATCATGGTTCAGATTCTAGCACTTCATTAAGCTTCTTAAACGCAGTTAATCCAACACAAGCAATAATTAGTTGTGGCAAGGACAATAAATACGGACATCCAACTAATGCTACACTTCAAACTTTGGCTAGCAAAGAAGTTGAAATATTTAGAACGGACCTTCATGGCACTATTATTGTAACAACTGATGGATATTTTATTAATTTTAATGTAGGTCCAATAGATACAAAAATAATAGAGGCAATTCCAGATAACACAACATTTACTAATACAGGTGTTATTATTAGCACATTAGATAAAGTAAATGAGTTAATTACCATCAAAAATATATCTACAACAGACGTAGATGTTACAGGATGGAAGATAATTTCTATAACTGGAAATCAGACGTATACTTTTCCATCATACTTATTAAAGGGTGGAGCATCAGTCACCGTAGCTAGTGGTGATGCTGCTGGAATTCTAAAATGGGGGAAGAGTAACATTTGGAACAATTCACAATCGGATCCGGCAGAGTTGTATGATTCTACCGGAAAGCTGATTTATAAATTTAACGATTAAACAGGAGGAAAATTATGAAAAAATTTGGGATATATATATGCATCTTATTAATAATGTTTTCTTTTGGTTCTTTTGCACATTCGGGAAGGACTGATGGTAATGGTGGACATAGAGATAATCAAAACAAATCAGGATTAGGATCATACCATTATCATCATGGTAATGGTCCACACTTACATCCAAATGGAGTTTGCCCATATTCGTTTGAAGTACCATCTGATAATACGCCTACAGAAAGTAATAATAATAATAGTACTAGTAGTAGCACGACAATTATAAAAACAAGTAAATCATCAAGTAGTGAAATTAGCGTAAGTATAGTTAATTTTGATGTTAAGATTAATGGCATTATAATCGATAATGAGCATAACAAGTATCCACTGATAATCTACAAGGATATTACTTATTTTCCAATGACGTTTTCTGGAAGTAGATTTATGGGACTTGAAACATATTGGAATGATAATACAGGATTGAAAGTAATTAGCACAGGTACTACTGGAGCATATAATCCATATGACAATAATATTCATAATGACTTTACACAGAAATATAGTGCGAAAATCCCGTCATTTTCTATTACTGTAAATGAAAAAAAGATTGATAATTTGTCTGAAAGTTATCCGGTGTTATCATTTAGAGATGTCACATATTTTCCGCTTACATGGAATTATGTTATAAATGAATTTAAATGGAACTATTCATGGTCAAAAAATGAAGGTCTTATCATAGGAAGTAATCCAAAATTTTTAGAATAATATGGATATATATAATAACCGATATAATGTAGGAGCAGAAGATTAAGAGGTTATGGAAAACTTAACAATATGCTTATATTGCCCAGTAATAAAAGACCCTACAATGTATTATTCATAGTAGGGTTTTTAAAATTACATTTTAAATAGAATCCATTTACATGTATCAAGCTCATATTTGATTTCACAGAGCTTTGGCTTTTCATTTAGTCTTATTTCACATTCAAATTTCATCATCTTATTTCCTGCTAATTTTTCGAGATCCGCTTTTATTACTCTTAATATTTCATAGATTTGAGTGTCACCATTTTTGCCGAGTATCTTAAATTTCAAAGGCTGCATTATTCCAAGTTCATCAGTTTTGCAAATCATTTCAATTTTCTTACTTATTGTCTTCAATTACATGCACCTCCTAAGTCAATAGTAATACGAACGAACGTTTGTGTCAATCTAATTGTTGTTGGTTTAAAATAAAAATTAATACTATTATATTAGGAAGGAACGCAAATTTATTGGAATATTATGCATGAATTATATGCTAATCACTATTACGTATAACATCTTGGCACAGAAGAA